ATGCCATGAGTTACAAGAATTAAATCTTGTGATAGACTCTGGTCTTAGACGTAAAACTAAATTTGGAAAACAAGCAATCGTATGGCAAAGAAAAAAGTAGCTACTGCTAAAGAGAAAAGGCACTTAGAATTAGTTGCTAGTTTAAACTGTTTAATTTGTCAGCAACCAGCAATCTGTCATCACATTAGAAATCGTGGAGATGGTAAAGGAAACATTGGATTTTCAAAAAGGGCCAATCACTATGAAGTTATACCACTTTGCCCATCTCATCATGTAGGCCCTTTTAGTATTCATAACACCAAAAGACAATTCGAGGCCATGTATGGAACTGAGGAAGAACTACTACATAGAACTCTAAAAGAAATCAAAAACATAGAACAAGTAAATAATTTTTTTAACCTAAAAGGAGAGAACAATGGCTGAAATGAGAGATGAACACTTTGAAGTAATATCTAGTAATCGTGCTAGAGTTTATGAGAAACAAAAAAAGACCACAAATATAATTAAGACTCTGTTAAAGAGATACACAAAAAAACAATTAATCGAGATGATTGAGAAAGAGAGTAAGAATGTCTAAACGATCTGGTTATTTTTTAGTATATAGGGATATATGGCGATCTCCTGTATTTAAAAATTTATTACAATGTAGTTGTTGGATATATTTTATCAGTTCAGCATCACACCAAGATAAGACTCTAAAATTTTTAGGTAATGATATATTTGTTCGTAGAGGAGAAATGATTATGCCTTTAAGAGTTACAGCTAAAAGATTTGGTATGACTTATAGCGAGATGAGGGCTTTTATACTAAGGCTTGTGCGAAGAAAAATGGTAACTACTAGAACAGCCCACTTACAGCCCACTAAGGCTCACTTGAACAGAAAAGTAACTCTAATAAGCCTTGTTAATTATGACAAATATCAGTTCGTAGATTCCGAACAACCACTTACAAACCACTTACAGCAACAAGTACTAATACACAAAGATACACATATACTAAATAGTAAGTCTAGCAAAGATGAGGTTGTGAATAGTGGGTATAAAAAGGTTGGTACTGAGGGAATGTATAATGTTCTGCAAAAAGACGGAAAAAAATACCTAAAACATAAATTTAAAGATGAACCAATTAAAGATTACTAATGGGTGCAATACTAAGAATATTTAAGTATGTCAGAAAAAGATTGATTAATCTCTCTATTGAAAATAAAAGGTTAAAGATGCAACTTGAATTTTACAAAGCTATAGTAGAAAGCGATAATAGTAAGAAGCATTAAATGGTCAGAAAAAAGTCAAAATTTAGACACATTTCAATATCGAATAAGAAATATTACTTTTATGAGATTAAATGGTACGATATTCTAGGAGATTCAGGCCATGCTGGAACTAAAGAATTTGATAATATGAAACCAGCCCTAATGACAACTACAGGCTATGTCTATTCTAAAGATAACAAACATCTAAAAACATTTGCTAGTTATGATGAGAATGAAGAATCTTTTAGTGATAGAAATGTCTTTCCTATTGGTTGCATAAAAGAGATGAAAAAGATAGAAATATAAGATTATGAAAAACGACAAAAATAAGGCAGTTGACACAAAAGAGTCTAAATCTATTGGGCGACCTAAGAAAGAACTAGATAAAGATGTTATCGCAAAATTAAGTCAGATAGGTTGTACACAAGAAGAAATAGGTTCTGTTGTAGGAATATCTGCTAGAACACTACAAAGACGATATGCCGATTTAGTAGCAGAAAACAAAAACATTGGTAAAGCTAGTTTAAGAAAGAAGCTATGGGAGAAAGCACTTAAAGGCGACCCTAAGTTATTAATCTGGTTATCTAAGAACGAACTTAACATGGTTGATAAGATACACACTACACAAGCTGTTGAACCTCTACCATTAATCATTGATGCTAAAGCTGACGAGGTAAATGGCTAAACAAAAATTCACGCACTTCATACCAAGAGATAAACCACCAAAACGAGGTGCTGGAAAACATAAGAAGAACAAAAACAAACAAGAAAAACGACAACAAAAACAAAAACGATATAAAGGACAAGGTAGATAATATGGATATAGGAGAGAATACATTTTTAAAGTTAAGACAACAAAGAGATCAAGCAAGAGCAGAGTGCGATCAAGCTAAAATTCAAAGAGATGTTGCATTAAGAAAATTAAACAAAGCATTACAGATAGCAAAAGATTTAAGAAAGTTGGTAGAGAATGGAACAGAAACGAAGTAACTTCTATCCTAATGGAGAAATAATAGATTATTCTTTACCTCAATCTTTTCAAATTGCTAAAGGCAAAGAGGCTTGTGGTAATTGTGGACTTTACAGTAACAAACGATCATTCTGTGGTCGTTGGGGTGCTAAAGCTGTTAAAGATAGTTACATTTGCTCAGAATGGAGAAAAAGGTTCTTTAAAAGATAATTTTATGATATTTAGTCTTTTATGGCTAAATACAAAAACAAAACTGTAAAACTTAACAAACCCATGCGTGGAGATGTTAAGAAGTTTAAAGTATTCGTAAAAGACAGATCATCTGGCAGAGTTAAAAAGGTTAATTTTGGCTCTAAAGAAATGTCAATTAAGAAACATATTCCAGCAAGAAAAAGATCATTTATGGCTCGTATGGGTGGAGTTCTTAAAAAGGTAAGAGGCCAAAAGACTCTATCTCCAGCATATTGGAGTATCAGAGCATGGCAAAAAGGGTTCAAAGTATGATTGATAATATAATTTATAAAGTCTTTGGAATGGTAGATAACTTTATGGGTTATTTGTTTGATAGGTTTGTATCTGATGACCCTAGACTTAAAAAGAAGAAAAAGAAATAATTATGGGTAGTACAATGAATTATTATTTTACAGGAATATTGATAGTTTTGTTTTGCTTATTAGCATTTATAAAACCAGCATATCCTGACGAAACACAAAATAATACATCTGGCTCAAATACTATGATTGATGGTGGTTATACATCTAACGCTACTACAACTTACCAATCAGGCTCATCATCAAATACTACAACGAACTCTACATCAAACTCTAATATTAAATCTGCACCACCAACAGCATCAGCACCATCATTCTCTGCTCAAAGCCAAGATGTTTGTGCAACAGGAGTATCAGTAGGTATTCAAACATTTGGTACAGGCTTTTCAGGTGGTAAAACAAATAGAGATATGAATTGTGAAAGAATTAAATTAGCAAAAGTATTATATGACTTTGGAATGAAAGTAGGCTCAGTTGCTTTATTATGCCAAGACGAAAGAGTTTTTGAGGCCATGATTAATGCTGGTACACCTTGCCCTGTAGATGGAAAGATTGGTAAAGATGCTTTAGCAATATGGAATAAGTATGACCATGAAAGACCAGATTATGAAACTTATGTAAAACGAATTAAGAAAAGAGAAAAGATAGACAAGAAATTAAACAAAGAAGAAGCTGAAACATTAGAGTTACATACAAAATGATTTGGTTAATAGTATTTATAGGAGTAATGGCATATGCAGTATATCGTATCAATCGTTTTGTTGATGATGTTAACCCTTACAATTTCAAAAGCAGAAACAACAAATAATTTAGTTTCACAAGATTTTACAAGTGGTTGGTCAGGCACAAACATAGATACTACACATGGTAGTGGAGTTATAGCTGGAGTTAATAACGAATATATAGAATCAGATAGTGTTTCTTTGAATGATTCTAATGTAAATAAAGGTTCATTAAACAATGGCTTTGAAATAACAGGCTCATCTAAAATATGGTTTTGGAATAGCAATTCACAATCAGTTACACAATCTATCAAAGTAACAGATGATAATGGAAATCTAACTACACAGAATAGAACCATATCAGGAAGTTGTGCTACATTTAATGGCTGTGCATATCAAGATATGACAGATACAATGATCTTTGGAAAGAACACAGTACAAGATTATGATGTTGTTTTAAGATATGATTTTTCTGTTCCTAATACTACAGGACACTATGGTGCTGATCTTAAAGAGCCTAGTCTAATTGTAAATTATAATTATGTTCCTGATATTAATGAAACTGTAGAACAAGAATTAATAAATTTATTTAATGATTTTGAACCTGAAGAAGATATTAAAATTCAAGAAGAATTTACATTTGAGATATTTGAAGAACCTACAATGGAAGTAATGGAAGAACCTACTATGGAAGAATTTATCGAAATTGTTTCTATTGCTGATGAGCAACCTGAAACTATGGAATCAGAACCAGAGATTATGGAAGAAATTATTGCAGAAGAAAAGCCTGAAGAAGAAGTAATAACAGAAGAAATTATACAAGAAGCTAAAGAGGAAATGCCTGAAGAAATTACTGAGGAAGCACCAGAGCAAATGGCAGAAGAAAAAGAAGAAGAAATTATTGAAGAAACTACAGAAGAAGCACCTAAAAAAGAAGTTAAAACAAAGGTAGCAGATAAGAAAACAAAGAAACCTAAGATAGATAATATTATGGCCAAAGTAGATGCTCAAATTAAAGATAGTGCTAAAAACTTACAGATTAAAAACATTATAAAACTAGATGCTATGAAAAGCGATCAGGTTTCACTTACAGATTACAATAATGTGGAGTTTTACAAGCCTAAAGATATTTATTTGAATCAGATCGAGATATTTGATAATAGGTCTATATATGCCAATGTTGATTTAGTGAAATATACTGCTAATGATATAATGGAAGTTAAGATAAAAAAACTAAATGAAATTAAGTCTAAAAAAAGACTATTACTTTTAGAATTACAGGAGTTAAAAAATGGTTAAAAAAATACAAGACAATCTTACAAACATAGTTGTAATACTAGGTCTTATTGCTTCTATTGGTGCTGGATTTACTAAATTTGCTAAGATGGAATCTACAATCGAACAATTATCTAATCAAACTGCACCAGATTTATCTGGCATAGAAAACAATGGATTTGCAATATTAGATATTAATAAGGAGATAGCTTTAATACAAAAAGAATTAGAAACTCATGGTCATAACAACGATCATTCACATGACAATTCTGCTATTAAGATATTACAAAAAGAAATAGAAGTTTTAAAGTTAGAGATTGAAGAACTAAAAGAAGCATCTAAAAACCCATTAAGCTAATGAAGTTTGTTTTAGCTTATACTATCTGTTCTGCAATATCAGGATTCTGTAATACACCAGCAATACACCCTGTTAAGTTTGATACTTGGACAGAATGTACTAAAGCTGGTGCTATGATAACAATAAAAGTAACTAACGAATTTCAGGAAAAATTTAATAAGGAAAAAATGTATATTTCTTATTTCTGTAATGAAAATAACTCTAACAAAACCACAACTTAAAGTATCATCTAGTAAAGCAAGATTTAGAGTTCTTATAAGTGGTCGTAGATTTGGCAAGACTTATCTAGCTGTAACTGAGATGATGAAATATGCCTGTCAGCCTAATAGAAGAATCTGGTATGTAGCACCTACATTTAAAATGGCCAAAGAGATTGTATGGGGAACTCTTAAAGAGATGCTTAATCAGTTTAATTGGATAGAGGATATTAACGAAACTACAATGACAATAACTATTAGAAAAACTAATAGTCAAATATCATTAAAGGGTGCTGATAACTATGATTCACTTAGAGGTACAGGATTAGACTTTTTAATCTTAGATGAGTTTGCAGATATAGATAAGCGTACTTGGTACGAGGTACTTCGTGCTAGTATTTCTGATCGTCTTGGCCATGTACTATTCTGTGGTACACCAAAGGGATATGGTAATTGGAGTTATGAATTATATTTAAAAGGTAAGCAAGATAATGATTGGGAGTCTTTTCAATACACTACTATTCAAGGTGGGATAGTATCTGCTGAAGAAATAGAACAAGCTAAACAAGATATTGATATTAGAACTTTTAGACAAGAGTTTGAGGGTACATTTGAAAATTATGCTGGTAGTGTTTATTATAACTTCCACCCTGTAGATAATGTTGTTAAACGACAGATAGATTGGGAAAAGCCTTTACATATAGGAATGGACTTCAATGTTGACCCTATGTCAGCCTGTGTTGGGCAAATAGAAAAAGATAAAGTTTATTTTGTAGATGAAGTAATCATTTATGGAAGTAATACAGATGAAATGGTGCAAGAACTAAGAGATCGTTATGGAACTAAAATGCAAATATTTATATATCCTGACCCAGCATCTAAACAGCGTAAGACTTCTGCTGGTGGAAGAACTGATTTATCTATTTTACAAAACGCTGGATTTAAAGTTAAAGTAAAACACAAACACCCAGCAATACGAGATAGAGTCAATGCTGTGAACAGTAGGCTTAAAGATTCTAATGGCGAAAGACATATTTTTGTTTCACATTCTTGCAAAACGCTGATAAAAGGGTTACAAAGACAAATATACAAGGAGAATACAAATATTCCTGATAAGGAAGATGGATTCGATCATATGAATGACGCACTAGGTTATATGATTGATTATTTAAAACCATTAACTACTCAGGCAAGATTTAACTCTCCAACAAGATGGACAATGAAGTAATTTATGGCATACACTAGAGATCAAGCATTAGATACACACAAAGACTATTCTGAAACAGTTAATAATTGGGAGTATTATATTAGATCATACAATGGTGGCTATGATTACATGATAGGCCAATACCTAAACAGATATAATTTAGAATTAGATAACGAGTTCAATCAAAGACTAGCTAACACTCCATGCGATAATCATTGTAAAAATATTATTCAAATTTATTCATCATTCCTTTTTAGAGTTAGACCAAGTAGAGATTTTGGTTCTATGCAAGATGAACCTAGTTTAGAATCTTTCTTAAAAGACGCTGACCTTGAGGGTAACAATTTAAACTCTGTAATTAAACAGGCTCAAAACTATGCGTCT